ATCACTAATCAATGTTGAAGCTACTATATACTACAAGAGTCCTTCTGAGATGCTTGAGGTTTACAAAGGTGTCATTAGAAGCATATCTCACGATGATGAGAAAGTGAGTATTCAGTTAGAAGACTTAACAGAAAAAAAAGCACATAAGGATTTACCACAAGAGTTTTTAGGCGATGGCGACAATATACCTGATAAATCTAAAAACAAACCTATACCTATAGTATATGGACACGTTGATAAAAGCCCTGTATTACCTGTTGAAAGTTTTACAGAATTTATTATAGATAGCAAAGATATTGATGGTGTAAACTCTGAAGATTCAGGTTTTACACATCCAAGTTATATAAATACTGAACTAAATCCAGCAGGCATTATTTTTTTAGGTTCACTTTTATTACATACAGGTGATAAATATTTAAATGTAGTTGAGGATGGGCAGTATATAGCACAAGATAATGTTATTAAATTAGATTCTACTAATAATACAATATTTCCTTTACCAAGTAACAATGAACAAGATGAAGTAAATTTATTGGTCAATGATAATAACCATGATTTTAATTTATCTGTTAGTAATGTATTAAGAGATGATTCACTTCAAAGTGAGGATTTTTTTGTAATTGGTGATGTAAATAAACTAAATGATGGTAGTTATGACCCTAATCTTAGCATTATAAGTAATCCATCAGATGGTTATCTTGTACAAGATGGAAATTATATAATTAGCCCTTTACTTGGTTATATAGAAAGATTATTTGTATCTATAGATATTAATTATCAACCATCCTATGATTATTTAAAAGATACTATAATTGATGGTGTAACATATACCCAAGTTAATAACATTATTGGTTTTAAAATAAATAATAAAAATATACAGAATGTTATTGGAAAAGCATATTCATATGCTAATACACAAGTTCTGCATACAGCTGTTTTTGCATTAGATGACATACAAAATCCACAGGTTGGTTCATATGACACTATTTCAGGAACAAGTAGTTCTTATACAGGGATTGGTTTTCCTATAACAGGCTCTGTAATGCCTACAATAAACAATGTATTTAATTTTGGTATTGCTAACCAACAAACAAATACAAATGCTCCAATAAATTTAATTTACAGCAGAGGTGATTCCAATAATATTAATTTTGATTATGAAAATGCTCTAATTCTTTTTTATGGAGTTCCTAAAGCTAATACATTAGCAATACAATTTAGAGGAATATATAATGTATCTTCAAGTTCAGATGATTTTACATTAGCACCTAACTTTGAATTATCAGGTGATTTAAATGAAATAGAATTATTAAGAGAAGTAAAAGTAACAAAACCATTTTCTAAGGAATATTATGCAAATGTAAATGGTAGGTTAGATGAGGTTGGTAACTTTATAACTAACCCAATAGATATTATCAAGCATTTAGTAGAAGTAGAATTAGGTATTGATGCTTTTGATGATAATGATTTTTTATTAGCAAAAACTGCACATTCTGATTGGCAGTTTGGGTTTACAATCAATAAAAAAATTAACTCTAAAAAACTAATAGCAGAGATAGCTAAGTCAACTAAATGTTTTCCTGTATTTAAAAATGATGGTACTTTTGGATTTAACACTATATTAGATGAATACCCACTTGAAGATGATTCATATATAGAAATCAAAGAATCAGAGGTAATATCTTACTCTTTTAAAAAGACTAAGCCTGAACAGATATATAAAAAAGTAGATGTGCAATACAAGAAAGATTATGCACAAGATTCTTATTTAAAAAGAACAGATGAAATTGATTTAGGTTCTGACGATTATTATGGTATTGAGGATTCAACTGATTCATACTTAGAGTTTGAATCAGATTATATTAGGGAAGAGTCTACTGCTTTATTGTTAAGGCAATTCTTATCAGAACAATACAAAAATGATCACTTAATATTTAACCTTAAGCTCCCATTGCAATACATAGATTTAGAGATTGGTAACATAGTTAAGTTTAATACTTTGTTTCAAGGTATCAAGGCTTATGGCATTGACTACACTCAAGAAGAGGTAATCAATGACCAATTAAGATACCCTTTATTTATGGTTACATCTACACAAAAGAATTTAGATTCTGTACAGATAGAGTGTATGCAGTTGCATAACTTATCAGGCATAACTGAACCTGTAGATTATGTTGCATATGATGGTGATGATATTGAGATTAGTGGCAATGTAATTGATAGGCTTCTTGGTGCATTTACTATTGGAGTTGTAGATACACAGAATTTTGAAGATTTTTTAGGTGATAGTGAATACTTTAGAATCTCAGGAGTAAGTGGTGTAGATATAGTTAAAGTTGAGCATACCTATAGTGAGAGTGCTGATTATCAAAATACATTTGTTATAAGAAACTTTGAAGAACAAATAGATGGTAGTTTATTAGCTGTTGAGGATATTAATTTTGAATTATCTTTAGAAGATGAGCAGCAACTAACAATAACCTTGTCATCATTTATACCAAGTGTAGAATTTGAAGGTGGTACAGGTGATGTTAATGATGATGGAATATTAAATGTATTAGATGTAGTAATGATGGTAAATGTTATTTTAGAAAATACTACCTTTACAGAACAACAAATACAAGCAGGTGATATGAATCAAGATGGTGGTCTTAATGTTTTAGATGTAGTTACAGCAGTAAATCAAATTATAGGATAATTATGATAACTTATGGAAATGGTGAAGTTTTATTTGATGGTAATGCTAAAGGCTTTGAGTTAAGATATAAAGGCTCTGTTAGTATTGAATCTAATGTAGATAGCCTATTAATATCTGTAGGTAAAAACAAAATTGCAGGATTAATGGTTGATGGTACAGATTTGCCTGTACAATTATTTACATATGAAGGTGAGTTTAGGGTATTATCTTGTAAGACTGCACAAAACAATGTAATGGAAAGAGAACAAATAACATTGCAGGGCGTTGATTATTGGAATTTAGATAATGGTAAATGGGAAGATGATACATCAGTTTGGGGTTCAGGAACAGGTACTTATCTTACAGGTAATAAACCAAGAAAAAGTGTAGTTATTAATGATAAATTTGCAGAAGAAAAAGCACAGCCTGTAGATAAAAAGAAATTAAAGAAAGTTATAAACGCAGTAAAGTCTGCAAGTAAAGGAAGTTATTAATGGCACAAAATGTAAACACACCAAGATTTTATGTAAATATTTTACAATACTTAAAGGTAGTAGGGTTAGTAGATACAGATGATTCGGTTTATGATTTAAACCCAAGTAAAAAATATAATTCTAGCACAAGGACTATAAATGTTCCTGATAATATATTTAATACTAAAGCATATGTTGCTTTTTTAGGGCATAAAGGTGGAGAGCTAAATATAAATGAAGACTATACAGCAAATGTATCTGTAAATGCTAATATAGGAACTCTTTTAAATGAATTACATCCACAACATAAAGGCTTTAGTATTGCAAGTTTTAATGGTCAATCTGTTACTGAACATATAAGTTATACTCAAAATGCAATAGGTAGCATTGTGTTTGGAAATTACTATGATATGCCTCATTCTCCTGACCTATCCCTTAAACTTTCTTATGAATACGATGGTGTAAAAACCATACAAACTAAAGGTGGGGCAACTCTATCTAATGCTACATATACTAATCCTGCTGATTGGTGGAATAGTGGTGCTTGGCAGTTAGGAGAAGAGCCAAACTATCGTTCAGGTCGTAGAGTATGGGATTTATCATTTAGCTATTTATCAGATACTGATTTAATGCCTATAGTAGCTGCAAGTACAAATAATGAATCTGATAATATTGGTGGCACGCCAACAGAGAATACTCTTATTGAGGGTACTGATTTCTTTTCTCAGGTGTGGAATCGTACTTTAGCAGGACATCTACCATTTATATTTCAAGCAGACAATACTAAAAATAGTCCTGACCAATTTGCAATATGTAGATTTGATATGAATACACTGCAATATGACCAAGTAGCCAATAATGTTTATAATGTAAAACTAAAAATAAGGGAGTGTTGGTAATGGGGACGAGATTTTTGGATTATTAATTGGATTATTGTTTGGACTATTCACTTGGATAGATAACAATAAACCTCCCTGCCCAGTGTATTGTGGTACTGATCATAAACATATCAGTATATCAATGAACGAACAATATCAAGATGAATCTTGTGATACACTTTATTATTATCATGATAAACATCTGTTTCACATTTCAAAGCAGTAGCTCTTAAATTCTTATAAGAAATAATATAAGGCTTTCTATCATAGGTTGAATACAGGAAGCAAGATATAGGGTGAAACTTAGCCCACCAATCATACATTTTAATATCATCAACTTTTAATTTAAATTCATCTCTAAAACCTTTACATTCCATAAACACTGGTTCTTTTAAGAATAACATAAAATCAGGCTTACATCTTAGTACAGGATTCAGTTTATTAAAATCTTTACCACTAACAGTATCCCTGCAATCAAACCCAAACTGAGTCCAAGTAATACCTTTATTAGTTAGATATTCTTTACATTTAGTTTCAGCTATATCAACACTATTCCTAGTTTTAAAGTCTTCTGTATGATTCATGTAAGTAGCTCCATTTGATTTGAAGGTGTTGTAGGTATTTTAAATTTATTTTCAATATCTTCTTGACTCTTAATTCTATGGCAGTTTGCACATAATATTTGGCATTTTTTTATTTCTATCCATATTTTATCCCAATTTTTTGACTGCGATGCCATATTAGAAACGCATTCTATTTTATCGTGCTGATGATCAAAGTCAAACATCTCAGGATGTTCAGGGTCTTCTAAACCACATTTTTGGCAAAAATTACTCATAAGAATCTCATTAAGTTTGTGCCTAATTAATGCACGACTTTTTCTTTTATAATGCTTATCATTATTTTTATATTTATAGATTCGCATTACAATCTATTACTAAGCTCCATTATAGTTCTGTAGTCAGTTAACCAATCACTAAGACGAATTACAACCAATGGTTCTCCTCTGTCTTGCTGAATAACTTGGATGTCCACTTCATCAGTAGGGAGGATATATGCAGGTAGTTTTGCTCTAACTTTTGCTTGAACTCTGATTTGATTGTCAATGAGTACATCCACTTCCTCATGATGACCAATGCTTCTACCATTACTACCCCAAGCACGCACAGCAGGGATATTATGAGCATGACAATGTTCCACAATTTTCTTTTCAAACCTATTTCCTTTTTGTTTACTTTTATTTGGCATCTTCTCTCCTTATTAACATTTTAAGATAAAACTCAGCTTTCATAAGATCCTCAACACCATTCTTCATATCATAACGTGTAACGTATTTAATTATATTGCCCTGGAGATAATCCATATCCCAAGCATTAATATAATCAATGCATTCGATGTTACCTTTTGTATAATGTGGGGGATGGTTTACTTTATCCATAATAT